TCTCCTTGTCCTTCGCGAGCATAGCTTTGATATTCTCCATGCTTTCCTCCATCAACTCCTCACGGCGCTGGCTAAACATCTTGGTGAATAATTCCTGCTTAAATTTATCATACCCTACCTCAGGGATAGTCACTGTGGCAAAATCTTTGTAGTCAAAGGGCTGACCGGGGAGTGTATTGGCTAGCTTTTCAGACAAGTCCCTGACCTCTCTGTTGAACTTAATCTTAGGATTCACTAATAGTTGCATCCCTTTTGATGTAAGGTCTCGTGCCATATCTGGAAGATTATCACCCAGCGGTCTCTGCATGAAGTCCCCATATTGCTTCAACACGTTCGCATAAGCCCCCTCCACTCCTTGTATTTCCTCATTAAGTAGAGTTTGGAACTTACCTTCGAGGTCACCTGCATACACCGGGGTAGATATAATTTCAGTCACCACTCCCCTGAACAATGCCCTTACATCCTCATCCTGCTTAGTCCCTAGGTAGGCTTCAAGCAGTTCGTAAGACTTCCTTACTGCGTCCCTTTCTTGGGCGTCTGTGATTTCTTCTAAGCTTTCCTTCTTTGCGTCCACCCATTCATTAACATCATCCCTAGTAGTGGCTGGGTTGGCCATCATTTGATTAGCCTCATCTTTGGTTTCCCTAAGAGTCTTAGCAGTTAATCGTGTATACTGCCTTTCAAGCCTCTCTTCTATTTTAATCTTTTTGTCCGCAAGTTCCTCTAGTAATTCATTATAAACAAACCCTTCGTCGTCTTCCGAGTCTAACGGTTGGGTGCCTATGGATATCCCAGCACTGCTTATTGCCCCCACGAACTCTTCGGCCTCAGCGATCCCATCGAGTGTCGGAGGGAATGAGTTAAGTGCCATTGCAATGACTGCCCGTTGCTCTGGGCTGTTGAGTGCCCCTGTGACTGCCCAAGCGTCCTTGATCCTTGCTGCTAAAACCGCTGGGTCTTCTATTTCATCTGAATCAATGTTCACTGCCCTGACCAATGAGTTAGCGGCCTTCGGTATCACTACCTCTGCTTTGTGAATCCCTGATGCTTGCGTCGGCAGTTCTACATTTAATTTGTTCCTTACAGAGGCGCTGGCCCGCATGAAGCCATCAAGGATAAGTGGATCTTCAAATATCCCTTTGTTCTCTGGCAATTCTTTAAATTCTTCTAAGAGTTTCCCAGTGAACTGGTTGATCTCCACAGGACTCGGCTTGTCTCCCATGGCCCTCACTCGCGCTTGGATAAACTCTTCTTTCTTCAGTTCAACCAAGCTCTGGAAGTCATCCACAAGGTCGGCCCCAATGAGCTCCTTAGCATACAAGGTGGCCACTGGGTTCGTCTCGTAGTCCTCCCCACGGAACCTAGAGTTAATCTTCTCTTTTGTGGCAAGTTGTGCTGCGTATGCCTTCTTCTCTTGCTCACCCATCGCTGAGTAGTGGAGCCCTATGGTCGTCTTCTGAAGGTCTGTTTCAGCCTGCTGGGCTTGCCCGTATGCCTTAATTGCTGGATTTATCTGACCTAGCGTTGTTGCTAGCCTTCCCAAGGACGTCTGTGAGGCAGGCACAGGGGACTGGACTGCCACTGAATACTGTCCTGCCTGGAAAGGTTTCCCTGTGATCGCGGGGGCACTCAAGTTGAATGGAACCTGCTCACGGCCTGGCTTGGTAAATAAATCTCTGCGTTTCATTAAGGATAAGTTGTTTTAGGAGCTTGAGGGGAGTGCGGGTGTCATCTGTCTTGTTTGCATCCGTTTAGCCCCTGTGTAGTTCCCAAGGCTCTGTGTGGCTGCGCCTAGCATAGTCCCAAGGACATTAGGTGCTGCAATTGGCTTGTTGATGTTGACGTAGTTCTGTTGAGACATAAGCCCAAGGTCACGTGCTCGCATCTCATAAGCCTGGTCAGCCAAGTATTGATTCTGTTGAGTGGCGTAGTTGTGTTCGCCTACCTGTTTCTCCAGGTCCCTCATCTCTGCCAAGAAGCTTCCTGACTGAAGGCTGATGCCTCCCTCGGCTGCTGCGACCTCCTTGCGTGCCATGGCCTCCATGCTGGCCCTGTTGACCGCTGAGACTTCTTGGGCAAGTCGTAGGGACTCCGTGGCTTGCTGTTGACGCATCGCGGAGGCCTGGTGATTGTATCTGGCATTCTCAGCAATCGTAGCACGTTTCTGTGCCTCGGCCTGCATCGACGCCTGTTGCTTCTGTGCGCCAATTGTGAGCATCCCCTGGGCAAGTGGCCCGAAGATCGCCATGGTGCCTGCTGCGGCTGCTGCTCCTCCTGTGACTGCCCCGCCTAGGAGCGCTGTCCCTAAGGGGGCTAACATTGGTAAACACATAGTAGTTTATTTTGTTGTAATGATAAATTCGTAGAATGGATGCGACGAGATCTCTACTTCTTGTAGAAACTTAGCGCCACAGAACTTAAGCCAACGGATGGCTTGTTTGTTATCTTTGAGGACCACATTAGAAGTGAACCCAAAGGGCTTGGAAAGGTGTTGGACCCAGGCGCGAGATGCCCTGACGAAATTCTTCTTGTGCTTGGTGACATCTGGTGTGCCTAGCATCCATATATACCCACCGTCCTCTGCCTTCCCCGAGCCGAACATAGCGAACGGTTCTTTGTCTGGCCCAAGTGCCGTGTAGGTCTTTCGGTCAAGTGACAGTGCGATGTTCAATGCCTTCTTAGGGGAAAACCCCAAAAGTTCACACTCAAGGGCATCGTGGAACCGTAAGTTATCCTTAAGCTTGTTTGCATGGGACATTGTTGCTTGAACAATAGAACAATCACCATAGGTGTGCTTAGGCTCCATATCGGCTCGACCGTGTGTGTAGGAAGGTTTCAAACTCAGCAGACTGGAAGTTACTTGGCTTAGCCCCATCGTTCTCTAGCTTGATCTCCACATTCTTACTCGAGGTAAACACAGGGGCCCTAAAGAAGCCGTCCTTAAGTTCCGTGCGTAAGGAGCTCCCTACACCAGTGAAGGTCTCAGGGAACTCGTTGGTATACGTGCTTCGTTTATCCGGCGTCACCTTGACCTTATAGTCTGATGTGTTCGTATGGTAAAGCGATAGATTCTTGATAAACTGCTTAGCGGCTGCATTAGGGGTCCTTGCTTGCCCTGCCTGTCCTTTGAAGATTTGCTCAGAGAACGTGTAGGTGCTAGGGAACTCAAAGCCTACCCACACTGAGGTGTAATCGGGCCATGTTCCTGTAGCGACTACATCAAGGTAAGAAGAGCTTCCTACATTCGTGACGGTCACAGGTATCTTTATGCCCCTGTCAGTGTATACTGCAATATCAGAGGTGGCTGTATAAGGACTGGATGATGTCCCAGCCACTACAAATGTGCTGATGTTCTCCCTGAATGGCTTATTACTCCCTGCTGTATACGTAGGGAACTTTATCTTATCATCATGGACAATCGCAGGGACCCGCATGTCCAAGTGCGTGACATTGTCATTAGGAGAAACGGTGAGGGTTGTGGTCAGTGTGCCTCCATTCACAGTGTATGCTGCAAGCCCTTCATCCTCCCCATCAAAGTTAAGTGGAATACTTACTATAGAAGAAATGTTCGTTGTGGCATTAGCAACAATCAGATAGAGCATTGAGTCGATGAACTCAAAGCCTCGTATTTTCATGTTGAACTCCCACTTGAACCATGAGCTCAGCACCTTCTTGTTCTCACTAAAGAAGTAGCGATACATGTAAAGGGACTGGTCATCTTCATTCGACAGGATGCCTAACAGGTTCTCTGAGAGCGACCCAGAGAAGTATGTGATGTCCTTAGGGATATACCGAGGGACTTGCTCAGTGATTTCCGTGGACTCATAGACGTCCGTAGTCTTGTTCAGTGCAAACTCCCTGATGCCTGTGTTGTTCCCTAGGTCAAATGGGTAATAGATATGTGAACCAATCGCCACCGGGTCAGTCTCATTGTTATACTTGAAGTTCGTGATGGGCTTCACTGAGACCGTGCGGGGCGTCAGGAGTTCCTCTCCTTTGAGAACAAACTGTCCATTCTCAGCGAACAAGATTAGGTTCTCTTGGGACGCAGAGGCCGCCGTGATGTTAGTGACTCGGTCTGACTCCACACTGATGTCAATCGGGTCTGAGTCGAGGAGAGTTGTGACTATTGTTCGTCCGAAGTTATACTCGAATAGTCCTTGGGCATTCTCCCTGCCTAGCCCTGCCTCGGAAAGGATTACGTTGCTACCACAGACAAACCCTAAGCGATTCTTAAAGAACACACTGTTCTGGATTACTTGGCCGGAGAATGAGGCAAAGGGATTACTTGTCTCGTCCCCTACGCTCCTCGGTGCCGTCCTAAGGTGCTCCAGTTTGAACTCGTTAAGGCCCGTGTTAGTGATGAACAAAGGCAGGCTTGCGGAGGCATAATTAAGGACAGTGTCTGGGGCTATTGTCTCTACCCACGAGCCAGGCCCAATGTCTTGATTCTCATCGTCTGTCTTGAACTCAACGTAGTAGTCATCAGCAGTCAGGTCACCATCGCCCCTTACCTTCACCCTGAAGCCATTCTTAGCAAACAAGGGAAGGTCTGTGATTGCGCCTACCTCCTTGTAGACGACTCCCAGTGCCCCTCCACCAAGTCCATCCTTAGCTTTTATCTTAAAGTCGCTTTGCTCATTGTTGCTAGAATCTAACTTACGTGTAAGGACGATTAAGTTCCCCTCACGGGCCAAAGTAAACTCTGCGTTTGTCCCTGCGCCTATGCCAGTAAACTCGTCTTCAAAGCCCGCTTCGTAAATTGGGAGATGAGCGCCACCCCCATAGGTTGGGCTTGCCATTCCGTCCTTTCCTTTTTCTAAAAGTTCAGTAATTCGTGAGGTATCTGAATGATAAGCTTTTGAAGAGCTTTCCGAGTATGCCGTAACAAGCGCTTCGTTGTCGTATTTAGTGGTTCCTCCTAGTCCAGGTGATTTCTCTAATGTCACAGTTAGAGTAACTGTAGGGCCTAAATTTTGGTCTTTCCTCCCCAGATTCGCTATTCCTCCTCCTCCTCGAAACCCAATGCTACGTCCAATGTTTGCAAGAGGTGCCGCAGTGATGGTTCCATTTGTGTTCGCAGCTACTGTGACACTGGTGTCCCCCCCGCCTCCTACGGTAACATCATAAGTTACGGTGTTATATGTATGTGATGTGGGATAAGTTACGACTTTGTATTCATCTCCATTTACATACCCTGAGCCCCCTCCCACAATTGATACAGCACTAGTCGAAGTTAATCTATAAGTTAACGCAGCATCTCGAGTGTAAGTCAAGTTTAGCTGTGCCGTGGCCGGGGTTTTTGAACTGTAATTAATATCAAGGGAATATTCCTTTTCGTAGTCCCCCTGCTTAACGAAAATCAATGCTTCTTTATCAAGGGAGGGTGACCTTGCTGTGTTGTCTACAGAAACCGTAGAAGACCTATTAATCAGGAAAGTCCCGTCAGCGACCGTAGTGGCCCTTAGTGTGTCCCTGGCTGACTCAGTGCTGCCTGAGACATCAAGGTAAGTCCCTGCTGCCGTGTAGCCCCCAGTGGCCCCATTGATGCTCGCCTCGTCCCCGCTGAGGACATTGTAGGCATAGAGCTTGGTGCCATTGTGCATCATGACGTATCGCTCAGTCTCACTCCTGTTGATGAAGTGAATGAAGCTGTCCCCTGAGAGGGTAAGGTCAGCCGCACCGAGTCTTCTAACAAACCTGGTGCCGTTCCTTTTTGTTAATCCATCAACAACACTACTCATGAAGTTAACCTGCTCGTCACACTGCCCAGAGAACCGTGTGGCGTCTGGCTGCTGGCTAACCCCTTGGATGAGGTTTGGTAATGATGTATTAATTAAAGGCATTATTAGAGGAGATCGTAGTTGCGATTAACCCCAAGGAGTGAAGCAACGTCGTAGTTGTCAAAGATGGTCCTGTCAGCCCCTTGGCCGTCCATCTCTTCGAGGGTGTATCGGGCTTTAAGTTCGTCCCGGAGGATCTGTTGCTCAAGCTCCTGGGACCCGACTGTGCGCGTCTGGAAGACCCGTGAGCCTTTGAGTGTGATGTATCTCCGGGCTTGCTCAGGGAGGTCTGTGAAATCTAAAAGGGACATTAAGCGAACGTCAATGTTCCCTGTGAAAGTGAATGTGTTGTCTGTCCTGTTAAAAAGCTTACTGCCTCGTTGCACTAAGTCTTTAGAGTTATCCAGGGAGTCAACGTGCATGACATCGTCAGTCAAGACAATCTCATTGCTTCCGTTAGGGCTAAGCGTTTGCTTATTAACCGTGTTGAAGTGCCACCCTTCTGACTGAACCTCGCGATTAACTTCGTCCAATACTGTGATTGCTGTGACAGCAGAGATAGGCAGTGAGGAAGTAACAGTGATTTGAGTCACTGGGCTTTCCCCAATGGTGCTCAGCATCGTATTGACGGCTTCGAGTTTTGTAGTGAGTGGCATAATTGTAAAAATGAAAAAATGCCCCGCCCCTAACTTAATGAGGACGAGGCATGAATTTAATGGATTGTGCTATTAAGCAGCAGCAGATGAAGTGGTATTGACCACAACAGCAGACTCAGGGCGAAGAACACCAAGGCCCATTGCATACTTAGCAACAAACAAGGTGGACTGACGCTCAATGAGATACTCGGACTCAGTAGCGAGGTCGAGGAGCTTAACGCAACCAACAGCAGACGAATGGCCAGCAACGAAACCGTGGCTGTTCAAGGTGCTTCCTGATTGAATCTCAGCAACACCCGAAAGGTCACCATTGTAACCCGAGTCATCGTTCGTAACAGCAGTGCCCGCAAATGGGGCGTTCGCTACGTTCGCATCATCACCCGTCTGACTACCTACGGCAACCTGAACACCAGCAAGGTGTGGGCTCTTGTAGAGGCGAATTCCTGCAACTTCAATAATGCTGCCTTTAGAAGCGTCAGCAGAGCCACCCGAGGTGTCCTTGTTGATGGCTACGTTGTCAGCAGTGAGCAACTTGTAGTATTGGAACGGAGTCAGGATAGCGTAACGGCCATCCGATGGGACTTCCTTCTCGTCAAGGACGCGAGCACACTCAAAGAGTGCATCAACAAGTCCTCCAGCAGTCATGGTGTCCACGTTACTTCCAAAGATCTCGGTGCCAGTAGGACCCCCAGTGTAGTTTGGAGTCGTGGTAAGGCCCGCAGCAAACATTGTCTTAAGGATCTGGATGTCCAGACGCTTAGCCAGTGCTTTACCAAGTTCCTTCCCGTAGATGCTACGTAGGTCGAAGTGGTTCTTAACTTCATCAATTCTTGGAATAAGAGTCGAAGCAACGAGCATGTCGTCAATGTTAATTACCTTCTCGCTGTGTGCAATCTGGGACAAGTAGTCGCCAGTGCCAAGGAGGTCATTGCCAGGAACATGATACTTAGCTTCTGCCTTGCCTGTTACTGGGAACTGTGCGCTCTTTCCACTGGAAATCGTGCGAGTCATGATGAGGTCCTTTGCAACATTTGATTCGTCAAACGCCGTAAGAATCTCACCGCTAAATACTTTCAGGAAAAGGGCATTGTCAGCAGAAAGCGTGCCTCCGGTAGATCCGGTGCGTGCCCCTGAGCCATTGACCTTACCCGGAATTGATGGGTAGTTATCTAGTGCCATAATAAGTTTTTGTTATAGTTTTTGGTTTTGTTTACTTTGTCCGTAGTCGTTAGTCACCAACGAAACAATCAGTTGTCTGACGCATCAGGCTGAGGGTTTATGGTTTGATGTCCTTGGGTTTATTGGACGCAATGAAAGTTTAAGTTAATACTTTGAGCCGCTTTATGCAACTCCGTATGATTGTGTATACTGTTTGGTTAGCAGCCACACTTGGGTCCTCCTTGTTGGTAGGGTGCCATGTTAAAATGTTAACGTAGGTTTTATCTATATACTCCACTACTCCATACACAGTGCAGCTCAGAGGGTGCCCTAAGTCCTGTGCGTGGTCGAGAAATACCACCTTAACGATGTCATCGACTAATGGCTTTTCTATTTTACTCACTCGGTTTTGAGGTGGCTCCAAGGTGATAGTAGTTGTTGAATCCGGTAGCTAAAGCAACACCCAGGCCGAGGTGGTTAAGTTTAAATTGGTCCCATTCGTCCTCATTGGACCCAAAGAACGGCTCAGCGATCACAGAGGGGCATGGGGTTACTTGGAGGAACTTTGAGCCTCGTTGTTGGCCTGTGAGTCCTTTAGCTCCCCTGCTCCTAGTTTTAAATTCATTAACAACAGACTCCTGTAGACACTCAGCGAGCGCCTTACCCTTGCTTGACCTGTGCCAGTGGAGCATCTCGCTTCCGTGGGCTGACTCCCCTGCTGAGTTAAAGTGAAGCTCTATGGCCGCTTTGACCTTCTTAGCTTTGAGTTCCTTACCAAGCCACTCCATTGCTTCTGAGTAGCCCTCCCCTTGATACTCACAGACAATAACACTAGGGACCCCAAGCGTGTTGAGGTGGGATGCCATTGCCTTAGCGACCCGGAGGTTGTAGTCCCACTCGGTGGTCGTGTTGTCCCAAGAAGAAGCCCCCATGTCCACCCTACGGCTGTGCCCTACGCAGATCGCTAAGATCGGCTCTGGGGACTCCTCAGGGGGCACTGGGCTACTGAACCATGCACTACAGCTCATTCTCTAGGTAGTTAATGTAGTGAAGTAATTCAGAGATGGTTTGTTTCTCTTCCTTGTTAAAGTCATGTGCGTCAAGCCTCTGGGTCATTTCTGGTATCCGGCTTGGGCGAAGCGTCGTGCACCCACCTATTAATAAAGAGGCGATTACGAGTGTGCCTGCGATTCTTAAGCTCTGTAGTATATTCATCCCTTATAGAAAGAAAAAGCCTCCCCAACTTAGGGAAGGCTATAAGTAATCGAACGATTGACTTAATCATTTATCCTTGGCTTTCCCAACATTAAGAGCAAGCCAGTCAACGACCTTGTAGAGCTTAGCAACCCACCCATCGTCACTGGGAGTCGGGGTAAGTGCTGCAATGGCTGATGCCCCCGCCACGATAGCAGTAAGGGCTCGGATAAGTGCGTCTGTGTTGTCTACGATGTAGTTAATTATTGTAATCATAAGTTAAAGGACGTCAGAGATTGATAAGCGCCTTTGCACTTCATTGCGATACGCAGGGTCATTGCTATACCGTGGGTCACGCATAGCCATGCTGACTTGCTTAGAAGAACCAAATGGTGCCACCGAGTTGCCTGAGGTATTCCCTTGGACAAGGCTTGGCGCCGTGCCATTGGCCGATTGATACTGAGAGTAGAGCCCTTGGACTGCCACTTTGGCTTGGGCTATTGTTCCCTTCTCAACGATCTGGTTGAAGGCATCGACTGACGACTCATCGAGTGACTCAGTGGCCCACTCAGACATCGCCGTGTATTGATCTTGGCCCCCTGTGATCTCATAGACGGCACTGGTCTGTCCTTCAGCGATTGCCTGTTGTCCTGCTATATACGACTCAACAAGCTCCCTAGGAAGCCCTGAGTCCTCAAGGGACTTAAAGGTATCAGCACTGAGTTCCCCAGCTTCCATGAATTCCTCCGTGGCCTGGTTGATTGACTGGTAAGCCTCAGAGGTTTCTTTAGGCGTCTCGGTCTCAGCGGCCTCCTCAGTGGGATTCCCTAGCTTCGACTCCAACTCCCCGTAGGCCTTCGCCATGTCTTCGGGGCTTGAAAACTTCTCAGGAAGCCACTCTGGGCGGTCCTGTGCTTGTTCTTCTGGGTCAGGCACTAAGCCATCACCGAGGTCTTGTTGTAGTGCCTCCTGCTTGTCGTCCCAAGCCTGAGCCATAGCGTCTGTGTTATCAGTTGCTTCTTGTTCTTGCACTGACGGGCTTACCATCGTGCTAGTTTGTAATTCGGCCATTTATTCGTTATTCGGATTCAGCCCCTTGTTGTCGTTGTTGTTCAATAGATTGATCAGAAAGGGCCTTGATGCCCTGTGGCGCTACTTGCTGCATCATGGCCATCTGTTGGGCCTGTTGCTGCTCAGCTTGCATCTCTTCCTGGCTCTTCACGAGTCCGGCAGTCTTGATGCCTAACGAGGTTGCTCTCCTCTGGAAATATTCTCCAACATTCACAAACTCAGCAACAGCCTGTGGCCCTACTACTTGGGCTGCCCCAGCAAGGAACAAGTCAAGCTTCTGGAGGTCATTGCCCCGTCCTAACGCCTCGACCCCTGTGATAATCACTGGGCTCACTACGTCCTTAGGGAGTGCCGGAAGCCTCTTCTTGCGCTTCATGACGTCCATAAGCCTATTGACGAATGGGAGCTGCATCTCAGTTGATAACAACGAATACAACCCACCAAGGGCCGACTCGAGCTCCTGTGAAAGCATACGGATCTCCTCAGCGGTGACTCGCTCAGCATTACGCACAACCCCTGCGGTAAGCAAGAAGGCAGCACCAAGCCGCTCAGAGATAACCTGGATGGAAGCCTGTGCTGTCCTGAAGTCGTTGACTTTGTTTAATTGTAGTGTTGTTACATCAGCAGCATTGCCTTGAACGATAGCGCCACTAGGTGACTCAGCTAACGTCCGGGCCCGCGTAGTGCCATTAGGATTAACCAGGAACATCACCTTAGCGGCAGCCGCTGATCCCTCAACGATGGCCCGAGTGAGGCCTTCAAGCGACTGCATGTCACCAAGGTATTCCTCAACATACCCCCGCCCGTAGCTCTCACCGTCAATCCGGGAGAAGCGCAAAGGGATAAAGGGATTCCTGTCAGCCTTCACTGAGCCCCCAGAGCTTGGCAAGGCGACGCCATTAACGTCCTGGTAAATTACAAAGTGATCCCCATCCCGGCACGCAGCCGTGTATAGGTGAATCTCGTCAGTAGGGCTTCCCCCTGAACTCGCTAAGGCCTCCTTGACCTCATCGTCCACAGCATCATAGCTAAGGTTCTCTTTGGTGGCTATGTGAAGCACGTTGCCCATCGGGTCCCTCTCGACCACAAAGCGATCTAAGTGGAACACACGGATGCCTCCTTCATCAGGCATATACAACAACACATTCCCAGTCACTATAAGGTGCTTAAGGGCCGCGTGGATCGCCGTCCGGTATGCTTCCCTACTGATCTCACTCATGACTGATTCCTCTACCTGTTGTAGGCTAGATTCAATCTCTGAGATTAGTTCTTCTGGTGCTCCCTCAGCGGCCAGGGCGTATTTGTCAATGTTCAGTCGAAAGAACGGGGCGTTAGGCGGAAGGAGTGCTAACAATAATTTGGAGGCGAGGTTATTTACTCCGCGAGCCCCAACGCCCTGAAAAGGTGTTTCTAGTCTGCTGTGTGGTCCGTGTCCCTCTTCCGGCATGACGTATGGGAGGGTAAGCTTAGAGCACGTTCTGGCGCGGTCTAGGTATTGGTATCGCTGCCCTTCACGGGAGTCATACACAGATTTAGCAGTTTTGAAATTCATGATAAGTCCTCAGTTGATTGAGGTTTGATTGATAAAAATTCTAGTTGGGTAAGCTCTTGGACACCCTCGGCCCCATCGAGCAGCGCGTCGTCGTTCGAGGTAAACCTCCAGCAGTCGATGGCGATGAGGCTCCCTGATCCATCAGTGGCTTCGGCAAGACTCTCAACGGGCGGTAGGCCACGCAGAGTCGTTCCTTGTTTGTTAGGATACCCCCGGTCAGCATCGACCGCATTAGTCAACCCAGTGTAGACATCAGGCTGGACTACGTAATAACGAAACCCTGTGTCAGCGCGTGACTGTTCGATTTCTGTGAGTGGTTCTTGGTCTTCCATTATTCAGTAAATTCGTATTCAAGAAGCTCGTCGTCTTCCTCAACAACTGGTGGCTCCCAGCGAAGTCGTTGCATGTATGTATCCAGGTCGATCTCAACGATGGCTCCAGCATCGAGGGCGGCCTGTAGTGGCTCGTCGTCTCCGTCCTTAAACCTCCACTTGTCGAGGCAGTAGAGCTTGTCTGTGGTTGTCTCAGGGTCAATGAAGAGTCCGTCCCAGAGTGGCAGTCCACGCTCAGTCCCATTGCCGTCTGGGTATCCGCGAGTTGAGTCCACGTAGGCACAGAGTGATTCGTAGCTTGTCTGGTCTTTTATTTGGAAGAAGCGGTGTGTTTCGTCTGTCATACTTAAAGTGTTACGTTGTTAACAATGATGCTCCAGCCCTTGGACTTGAGTGATGTCACTGCGGTGTTCGTCGCTGCGCTGAGTGCGCCCGTGGATACGTTATAGGTGATGATGATGTAATTTCCTCCTCCTGCTGGTGATGACTGTCCACTAGTGTCGATGGATGTGAGAATATTCTCAACCGATGTGGTGCTGAGTGCCGTGCATCCGGTCCATGTATGGGCGAAACAGTTGGAAGCCGGAACACCCATAGTGTCGAATACTCCGGCTGGGAAATCTACGAGGCTGGTGCAGCTTTGGAAAGCGTTCCTGAAATTAGTTCCCGCGCTTAAATTGAAATCTGCTGGAAGTGTTACAAGATTTGTGCAGTTTTTCCATGTATAGTTAAAGTTCACGCCTGTCGATGCCGTTCCAAACAACACGCCGGAACCAATGGTCGTTAGTGCCGTGCAGTCATAGAATGATGACTGAAAATAATCCCCCTTACTAAGGTCGAGACCTGCTGGGATTTCAGTGAGTCCTGAGTTCTGGAATGTGCTAGCAAAGCTAACGCCTGTCGATGCCGTGCCTAGTAACACACCGGAACCGATAGTCGTGAGTGACGAGCAGTTTCTGAAGGTTTGTGTGAAGGTATTTCCTTTACTGAGGTCGAGACCTGCTGGGATTTGAGTCAGGCCGCTAGCGTAGAATGCCATCTGAAAGTTCACGTTTGTCGCCGCCGTGCCTAGCTGTGCGCCACTTGGGAAGGACGTAAGGGCCGAGCAGTTTTGCCATGCGCTGAGAAAGTTAACACAGAGGGGAGCTTGGATTGCTCCGAAATTACTGAGATTCGAACAGCCATACCATGCGTAGCTTATGTTAGTAGCATTGGACATCTCCACGCTCTTGAACTCGACTATGTCACTACGGTAGATCCAATAGAGATATAGACTGGAGGATGTCGCTCCATCAGCAGCACCACGAGCTATTAGCGCCTGTCGCGTCTCTTCAACGTCTGCACCTGTTGCTGTTTCTGGCAAAAGTATCATTCCGTAAGACTGACCAACTTGGCGATACGCAGCGTTCCCAAGGTTACCTAAAAGATTCAGCTCAGTGACCGCGTTGGCATTCACTTTGTAAGCAAAGGTTCCCAGGCTCGTCCCTACGACCTGCCAGCCAGCTTGGGCCGTCGATGGGATCGTGAGGAAGTCCGTGTTGTCTGCGAATGTTACCCTGTAGCCATCACTCACGGGCTGGTTGGAGGCTGTGGCTTGGGTCGCCAGCTTGTCAGCATCACCATTATCAGAACCAACGATACGTCCGTTCCACGATGAGCTGCCAGAGACGATAGAGCCAACAGGAGACTTAGCACCGTCAAAGAAGTAATGCCCAAAGCCATCCTTGAAATCAAACACGTTGTTCCGAGTGTTGATGTAGGTAACCACGCTAGCGGCCTCAGCGTCGGAGAGTGTCGCGGGGAAGAGGGCAAGGTATTCGAGGTCTATGGCTGCGTTGTTATCTCCTGAAGCGTTGGCTACTAAATTAAATTCTTCTGATGAAATAGTTGTGGCATTACTAGAACTAGCCACTCCCGCACCATTTACCAATGATTTCTGTGTTCCATTTTTTATTAATGACTGATGAAGAATATCACCATTATCATCATTGAACATATTTACATGGCCGCTAAACCATTGGGCGTTATAAGAAGTTAATTCTTGTGGGTCTAAATTGTTTCTGAGTGAGAAAATCGCGCTTTCGGAATCACTGTCAAAGGCTCCTGTTGAGTTTATACTAAAGATTCTGGCAACGGAATCCCCACCACCACCAAGCACACTGAACGTTGCGAACATGTAGCCTTCCGTAATCGTCTGACCAAACACTCCGTCCATGAAGTCATCAGCACCATCGAATCTCAAGACGCTCTTCTTAATCACCGTGGCTGGGTCGTTACCGCTCTGGTTGATTGTTACCACCTGACCAGTGGCGCACTGGAACTTGGTGTCACCGTGGCGAATGTTGGTGGCGGTGAAGTCAACGTCGAGGACTGGGTCGCCTGCTTGTGTTCCGTTGTCCCAGATGACTGCGCGGGATATCTTGCCGGTGAGTATGTTATAAATGCCAGTGCTATAAGCCCCAATTTCAAGTGGTGCTGTGGGGGTAGTGATAGCGGAGGCTGGGACGGTCGCAGTTGATCCAATAGTGGCATAGCCTGAACCTGTGTCTAGCTCTACTGACACGCTTGTGCCTGAGCGGGTGGCTCTGATGCTCACGGTTGCCGCACCAGTTATCCCGTGGGGAATGAGAACATGGTTTGATCCGCTATTATAGTATGCGTATAAATTAATGTCCGACCCAGAACGCCGGAAAAGGAATCCAGAAACACCATTGGAAAAATTAGAGAAGAAAACCTCAGCTCCTCCGGCTGTCCAGTCTGCCATGTAGACATCCTTTGCCTCCATGACAAAGTCACCCAACGCACCGAGTGGGTCAGGAACACTCGCATAGTTACCACTAACACCAGACAGATACAGATAACCCTTACCGTCAACCACCGGAAGTGCTTTAGGTTGATTCAGCGCCGTTGTCTGTTTCGCGTCGCCGCCTTTATTACTGCCGCGAGCAATGTTTCTCAGCACAGGGACTGGGTCGAGGAAATCTGCTGTGGTCAGCATCTCCGCAAGGACATCGCCGGATGTCGTTGGGCTGGTCAGGGTAGAAAGGTTGAGTGCCATGGGTTATAGAGAGTCTGAGTG